TTTCAACCTCTTCAGGGAATCCCCCACCTTTAGGTGGGGGGTAAATTGGTAACATTTTTATAAAAAGTAGTTGACATTTTACATAAAATTATGTATATTTATAGTATGGTAAAAATATGAAAAAGATGATAAGAAGATTAACTATTGCTACAACAGAAGAAGAAAATGAAATAATAATGCAATTCTGTAAAGAGAACTGCATTAATATGAGTGCTATGACTATAAAATTCTGGAAAGATTATATAAAGTCATTTATCAAAGAAAAGAAAAAATAATGTTAAAAGCATATAAATATAGATTGTACCCAAATAAATCTCAACAAATTCTAATAGAAAAGACTTTCGGATGTGTGAGATTTATCTATAATAAAATGCTTGCTGATAAAAAAGAATACTATGAAAAAGAAAAAAAGACTTTATGGATTACTCCAGCACAATATAAAAATGAATTTATTTGGTTAAAAGAAGTTGATAGCATGGCATTATGTAATGCTCAAATAAATTTACAATCAGCTTACTCTAATTTCTTTAAAAGTATTTCTAAACAAAGAAAACGTACAGTAGAGTTTCCTAAATTTAAAACAAAGAAAAAATCAAAATTATCTTATACAACTAACAATATAAATAATTCTATTCGATTACAGTCTATTAATCACATACAATTACCTAAAGTAGGAACAATTTATTTTGAACAACACAGAGAATTTAATGAAAAAATAAAATCTTGTAATATATCAAGAAATGGAAATAAATATTATATATCAATATTAGTAGATCAACTTCCTAAAATTGTAGAAAAAGAAGTTGGTAATAAAGTTGTAGGAATTGATATTGGCTTTGAAACTTTTGCTACATTATCAACAGGTGAGAAAATCAATCATCCAAGATTTTTAGATAAAAGTGCTAAGAAGTTAGCCAGAGCTAATAGAACATTACATAAAAGAGTTCTTGGTTCTAAAAATAGAGAACAACAAAGATTTAAAGTTAATACTATTCATCACAAGATTTCTAATCAAAGAAAAGACTTCCTTCATAAGCTTTCCCGTAGATTAGTAACTGAATTTGATGTAATTGTAGTTGAAGATATTGATTTAACTATTTGGGCAAAAAGAAAGAAAGGTAGAAAGTTTTCTTTTGGTAAATCTGTTGCTGATTCTGGTTTTGGAATGTTTAGAACTTTTTGTGGATATAAAGCTGAAGAAGAATTAAAGACATTTATTAAAGCACCAAGATTTTTTGCTTCATCACAATTATGTTCTATTTGTGGGTATAAAAATGCTGAGGTTAAAAATTTATCTGTAAGGAATTGGGTATGTCCTCAATGTGGAAAAGAGCATGATAGGGATAGTAATGCTGCAAAGAATTTAGAATTATGGTATAGGAATACTGTAGCAACTACAGGAATTCACGGATGTGGAGAGATTACCTCTACATTAGATTTATCTAATGCAAGTAGCTTCGTTGAAACATCAAGCCCCTGCCTTTAGGCAGGGGTAGTTGACTTTGTCTGAAAAATTAGAAGAAGTACAATCAATTCTTCGTTATATGGAGGGATTTGAGCAGCTTTCCTGTTTTACCTGTGCCATAGGATCTACTTTAGGTCAATCTAAATGCGATTTCAAATACAAAACATCCTGCATTTTAGCATTTGCAACAATAGCTCGTAATCTTCATGACCAAGACCTTTTGTACAAAAAAACATCAAAAATTACCTAAATTTCTTTAGAATCTATACATCATTATACTTATGAAGGACATAGAATCCGCAATAATAGATTTTTTTAAGGAAAGTCCTCATCCTGAAGATCAAGAAATTCATGCTTTAGCTGAAAATCTAGGCATAGATAAACACGAATTTGAGGAAATAATTTATAAGTTGTTTGGGGATACGGTTTCTAAGAGTGCAATGGAAATTCCTAAAGATGAAATGGAGAAGGGAATTGAAGTAGAGAAGGAGCATAAGAGGACTATCACTGATTTATATAATGAATTAGAGAATAGGGATCCTACTGATGATGAGATTGAAGAAATGGCTAAGAGTATTGTTGAAGACCATGAAGATGAGACAGTTAAGGATTTAACAGGTGAACCTGATTATTATACAGAATATCTTCTTCCAATGGAAGAGGAAATGAAAAAGAATAGAAAGGAGTCAGTCATGAAAATTAATTCAAACACTTTTAGTATTAACAAGGAATCTGAAGAATTTCAATCAATTGAAGATATTATTAAAAGGATAGCTTCAGAGAATAAGATTGAGAATGTTGAAGAAGTTCAGATTAAGATATCTAAAGATGGTAGTACAGTTAAATTTGCTATTCTTCCTGGGCTAGGAGCTATAGGAGCTATTTCTCAAATTCCGGCAGTTCAGCAGGGAGCACAACAAGTAGGAAATGCTGTACAACAGGGAGCAGAACAAGTAGGAGTTGCTGATAATCCAACTGAAACAATTCAAAATGCTGTTTTAACATTAGCACAAAGGGGAACTTCATTAGAAGAGATTCAAGGGTATCTCTCTTCTATTATGACTAATGTTCAGCAGTATGTTGCATCACAACAGCAACCAGCTCAACAAGCACAAGCACCAACAGCACAAGCAGCAGGAGCATAGAGTCATGAAAAATATTATTAAACTTTCAAAACAAGACCACAAGATTGTTGAAGAATCTGTAAAGAAGATAGCTAAAGAAAATAGGATTGAAAGTGTAGAAGAAGTTTCTATTAAACTTTCTAAGGATAGTGGTCTTGTTAAGTTTTCTATGGATGAGTTACATGCAAAAAAGAAAGGAAAAACCATAGAAGATTATGAGGCTGAAGGATATGAAGGTTCAGATGCTAGTTTAGAAATAAGTTTGTTTGAATATGGATTGATATGGAAAGATAGAAGGCCAGAAGGGTATCACTTTATTTATGGTACTTCTATGGATAGTAATGGTTATAATAAATTTGATTCGGGTTGGATAACATCTGATAGAGATTTTGATTGGATAGACTTGAAAGATGTTCTTTCCTATACAGGATTATCAGAGGAAGAATGGGCAAAATTACCATTGCCTAATAAAGTTAGTGATGTGTTTAATTACTATGGTCATGAAAATGTATTTGGTTCTTCCTATGGTGGAGGTTTCTCTGTAGTAAATAATGATTCTTTAGATGAAGAAAATGATTCTTTAGATGAAGAACCTGAAGAAGGGGCTAAAAAGTTTACATATGAAGATTCTGAAGAAGTTACAGAAGAAGTTCGATTGTGGCTTCTTAATGATGAATACCTCTATAACCAAGTTATAAGATTAGCAAGAAGATCATATAGTTTAGAAAATTTGGCAAAAAGAATGAAAGAAGAATTATCAGAAGATATTTTACAATACGTTAAAGGAATTAATATTAAAAATATAGATTGGGATGATTTAGCATCTAATTTTGAAGATGAAATGTCTAATGATTAATCTATATTAAAGGGAAAAATTATATGAAAAAAAGATTAATAAATTTTAAAAATAGATTTCTCAAACCATTTTGGTTCTCGTCAAAATGTAACTATGTAAAAGTCCCCTACATTTATGGATTTGCTATAATGGTCCTGTTTATAACATCCATAATAATATTTCTAGACATGGCTGTTTCTAAACAATATAGCTCTGGAACACTTGCAGCAATATCCTCTGTCATAGGTATTCTAGCAGGTCTTTACTTTGGAACCCTCAAACTCTATAATCATGGTCTAGAACTAAAATCAAGACAACCTTATCCAGAAGAACCTCCTTCTTCAACATCAACTATTGTCGATACTATTACTAAAAGAATGGGAAGACCTAAGAAAGACCCCAATAGGCAAGAAGTTGATTAAATGCAATTTAGAGGGATAACATCTCTAGACGAACTGATCAAATTTTCTAAAGAAAAGGAATTAAAGATTTTTGTCGATCTTGACGGAGTGCTTGTCGATTTTGACAAAGCATTTGAAGAGTTAGGTCATGGTTTCTCATATGATATTGATGACCAAAAACTCTGGAATATTATCAAACATGAGACTAAACACTTCTGGCGTGACCTTGACTGGACACCTGATGGCAAAGAACTTTGGAATTTTGTAAAGAAATACTACCCTATTATCTTATCTTCTCCAGCTCCAGCATTTGCCGATCCAGATTGTGCCAGGGATAAAGTGAATTGGGTAAAGAAACATTTAGGTAGATATGTAGAAGTTATCATAGAAAGAAAGAAAGAAAAATATGCTGAAGCTAATGCAATTCTTATTGATGATAGAGAAAAAAATATTTTAAAATGGCAGGAAGTTGGAGGGATAGGAATACTCCACAAATCGGCAGAACAAACCATAGAAAAATTAAAGAGGTATTTATGACAAAGGTATTGGAATTTTTGAAGAAGTTTAAGGGATGGATAATAGGTCTTTTTGTTATTATAATAGTAGTTGTTCCTTATATTATTTTATATTTTTATTTAAGGAAGAATGGAAAACAGGTAACTATATTTCCTAAGTTTAAGATAACAGATATTAAAAATGAAAAAGAAATTGATATTAAAATAGCAGAGGATGCTATTGCTAAAGGTAAAGAAATATTAAAGAGGTTAGGAGCACTTGATTAGCAGGGCCGATTATTGTTGGAATTGTCAATGCATTACCATTCAATTGAAGGAAGGGGATGGTTGGATATGTCAAAAATGTCATCAATATGTTTCACCAAATAATTCTAATACTCAAAAAGAAAAAAGTTTTTCTGACTACCATAGAGAGGATGAATGAAATGAAAAAGATAATAATTGTTTTAGTATTTTTAAGTTTATCAGCATGTGCATCTTTAACCACTAACAGACAGACGTATGTGTATGTCACTCCACAAAATTTAGGTGCTTCTCAACTGTCTAAGAACAAATGTAATTGTAAGGAAGGGGAAAAGGGATGTATTTCTATTTATTACAAGGGGAAAGTAATAGATACCATGACAAAAGAATGTTTTCAAGCAATGGTAGATTCTTTAGAAATACAAAACAGAGTGGCTCTGGCTGAAAAGGGGAAAGAAGGGTATTCAACTAAAATAGAATTAGAACACAATCCCTGGCAGTTTACTATTGGAACAAAATATAAAACAAATGTCACTATTGTATGGCTTGACAATAACAAAAAAGAAATAAAGAGTGTAATTATACAAGGTACTTTTGAGGTCAGGAAAGAAAATTTGAGTAAAATTCGCATTATATATAGGAACATTTCAGAATATGGTTTTCCTGCTGCAATCATTGCTATTTTTGTAATGTCATTTTTCATCTAAGGAAATTTCATGGGTATAGGTGATAGACTTTTAACTCCTGGTACGAAGCATATTGATTCTTTAGATCCATATGCCAATGCATCTTTTTTTAAGAAGAGTTTAAGATGTCCTTGTACATTTACAAATGATCCTATAGAGTATATGGAGAGTTATATTAATTATAAACTCCGACCTAAACAAAAGAATATTGTAATTGATATCTTTTCAGAAGATAGTGCTGGATTTCCTAACTATGATGTAGCTTTAATTATATGTGGAATGAGATGTCTTGGTTTAGGTACTGAAATTTTAATGCATGATGGAACTCTTAAAAAGATAGAGGACATTAAAATTGGAGATTTGGTAATGGGGCCAGATTCTAAATCTAGAAAGGTTTTGAACTTATCAAGAGGAGAATCTGAGTTATATGAAGTTAAACAGTCCCATGCAATAACATATGTTATAAATGAGAATCATATATTATCTTTAAAGAAAATGAAAAAAGGATATCTCAATTATCCTAATATACTAAATATTCATATTAAGGATTATTTTCGTAAATCTAGAAAGTTTAAGGGATACTTTAAAGGTTACAAAGCAAATTTCAATAATAAACCTGAAAAACTATCTTCTTTAACAATTAAACCAATTGGTATTGGTAATTATGCAGGGATAGAAGTTGATGGTGATCATCTTTTTTGTTTATCTGATTATACTGTAACACATAATTCAGGCAAATCAATAATTTCTGGAGCAATGGGATCATTTCTAACTCATAAACTTTTAGGTATGGAAGACCCTGCTGCACAACTTCATCAAGTTCCTGGCCAAATGCTTTCAGCAGAGTTTATAGCTACCTCAGAAGATCAAAGTAAAAAAACATCTTACTCAGCTTTCTGTTCAATCCTAACAAGTACTCCTTGGTGGAGAAAATATATACAATGGCTACTCGACAGAGAAACAGTTGAAGGTAAAGAAACTCTGTATGTTGACCATCAAAGAAGAAAAGCATTTAAAGAAAAAAATATAGAAGTAGTAGCACTTCATTCCAACAGTGCTTCTATTGCAGGTCTGACCGCTTATTATTGTGCATTTGATGAACTTTCTCGATTTGATTTGTCTGAAGGAAGTATTCAACAACAATCAGAAAAAAGAACAGCACAGGCTGTTTATTTTACAGCTTCAAGAGCTATTGCTTCAGTCTCTCCTTTTAGTAAAATAGTTGTAACTACTTCTCCTATGTATGAAGCTGATTTTGGTATGCAACTATTAACTCTATCTGAAACTGTTAAAGCAGAAAAAAACAAATCTTACATTGAAACTTTGAGATCTAAAATATCAGCAAATGATAAAGTTGGTAGAATGGTGGGGTATCACTATACTACCTTTGAAATGAACCCTAAAAGTGATGAAAATGGTAATGATGTTCCTGGTGGAATGTCTGAAAGTGATCCTTACTTCAAAAGTGTTAAAAAATTAAGTCCAGCCACTTTCAATAGAGATTATTTAGCAATACCACCTTCGGCAATATCTCCATTCTTTGAAATACCAGAACGAATTGAAGATTGTGTAATAAAAGAACCAAGACCACCTTTAGTTCTTTTCGAAAACATGTACTTTGAAGAAAGTACAATGACTCACAAAGGCCCAGAAACTAGGAGATACGTAGGTAAACGAGCATTCCCACAATACCCTGACAAAATGACTAAATACTTTATATGCTGTGACCAGGGTGCTGTTAAGGATAGTTTTGTAGTAGCTATGGGGCATGGTGAAGAAGTTCAAGTTGAAACTGAAGGTTCTAAAAATGATAGGAAACAAATAACTCGTTACAAAGCTGTCATAGATTTAGTAGAAGCATGGATACCAGATCAAGACCAAAAAATAACTGTCAGCTTTCCAAATGTAGAAGAAGTCATAAGAACAATTGCCGGTTACTTCAATATAGCACAAGTTGTATATGATAGATGGAACAGTGAAGAAAGCATACAAAGACTCTTTTCAGAAGGAATATACACCACACGGTTAGGTGCTACTTTTCAAATGTATGAAACTTTAAAATTATTAATTTATAGTAACATGGTGGAACTGCCAAAAGATAATAAACTTGTCATGGAATTAAGACAATTAAATAACATCAAGAACAAAAAAGTGGACCATTCCAGTTCTGATGAAGCCGCAGGAAAAGATAGGGCTGATGCTGTGTGTCGTGTAACGTGGTGTATTTATGAGGATTGTATAAAGGATACAATACGAGGTGACTTCATGTTACCTCAAAGACATAGTTTTAATTCATTACGATCTTTAGCCACTGCTTTTGAAATTATTAAAAATAGTGAAATAGGTGATGCAATTTGGGATCAAACCCCATCTGGCTATGGTGGTGGTAGTGTCTTTGGCAAAGATTTTATAGTTAGAACGAACGTAGTTTCCAATTTGAAATAGTCTTTTTCTCTAAAAATCCTTAAATTCTGATAAATTTCAGCCATTCTTATATTTGAGGTGTTATTTTGAACTTTAAAGGAATTAGCAATTTAGAAGAACTTCTGAGGAAAGCTGAGAGAACTAAAGAAGATGTGGAAGAATACTTTGAAGAGAACTTTGTAGTAGATGTTGAGTTCACTTCATGTGAAGGTAAATATTCTAAGGGGTATCCTCAATCTCGTGAAGACCCTGGGGAACCTCCAATGATTGAGTTTGATATATATGGATTTTTTGAAAGTAAATTGCTTAAAGATGATCTAGATATATTAATTGATTACTATACTCCATTAGCTGAAAAGCATATTATAGAATTGGTTGAAAATGGATTGTCTAATTCTAAACCTAAATATAAACACAGAGAAGACCTACAACAAGATGAGATTAGTGAAATTTTATTTAATAGTGATGACATAGAAAAAAAACAAGTTGCTGCTTTAATTTTTCTTATAAGAGAAATGACGTTTAGAAAATCTTCTATAATAAAAGAAAGTTTAATATCTTCAGTAATAGCTAAATGTAAAGTATCTTCATCTAAAAATTTAAGAAACAAATTCGGGGGAAAAGAAGAAGAGGATTATGATGATGATAAATTTGATTATAGTGATATAAATTATGATAATGATCATGATATAAATTATGATGATGATTTTTCTGTTTTTCTTAGGACAGAAGCTGAAATGTATGCTGAGGATAGTATTAATCATATTATAACATTAACTACCCTTGAACTAATAGATGAATTTACATATAAAGTTAAATGGGAAATATAAATGTCAAGAACACCTCAACAAATAACTCCAACAGAAAGACAAATGAATCTTGTCATCCTTGCCACTTCAAGTGGTGCCAGTCAATACGTTACCTATAATTTTCTAGACAAATCAATTGATTATTTAGGTCAACCAATATCTCAATCTTTTCAATATGTAACCATTGATAATATAGGCGAAGGAACTATTCGAGTAACTTACAATAGACCAGATTATGATATAAGAAATCTTGTTAATGGTGCTAAAACAATGATTGCTGGGTCATCCTTTTTTATAGATGATGATGTGTGGTGTATACGAATCTACTTCATAGAAAACTCTGTAGTAGAAATAGTAATGAATTCTGATAAAAAAAATATATGAATGGACTCTTTAGATCATCCCCTAGAATAATAATAAATAAACCATCTATAAAAGGTAGTGGTACTCTCACTACTGAATGGAAAATAGATGAATGGTTCGTAACTCAAGATATTATAAATACTAAAATTCTAACACTGTCCTATATTCCAATACTCAATTCTGAAACTGTTCTTCATAATGGCTTAGAATGCTCTAAATTCCCACCTAGAGATTATACTGTTAGTGGTTCTATTATATCTTTTAATTCAGATACAGAACTCATTATAGGTGATTTTCTTGAAGTAAAATATGAAAAATTAGTCTAAATTGTTCAAAATATATCCCCTCAATTACTTAAAATTACCCCATTTTTGTCCATTATTATTAGTGAGAGTCTGTACAGATTTTTTAAAATCTTATGAAATCCTAATTATAAAAATTTTAGCTAAAATTTTTTACAGAATTGTTTCATAAACTTAAATGAAAACTTATAAAGATGAAGTCTATGAAAAAAAGGAAAATTTTTTGGAATAATTCTTTATAAGGAGAGTAATAATATATGGCTACAACAAAGATTCGTGGCAATACACAGATAATGGATCTCTCCATTGATCTGGGGCGATTAGAACAAAGTTTTATTAATTCAAGTACAGGGAATTGGGATATAACCAATGGTGCTAAAGATGCTCTCATTACTGGCATACAACTTATGCCAACTGATGATAGTGACGTAGCATCAAAATGGTATGTAGATCAAAGAGCAACATATGCTGTTGAATGGAAATCTTCCGTTCAATTTGCGACATCTACTGGTGGTGTTGGAACATACAATGCCAGTGGTGGTCCACTTGCAACAGGTTCTTTTACCAGTGTTGATTTTGATGCAGGAACGGCTTTTGACTATGGTGGATACACACCTGCTGTTAATGACCGAGTTCTTGTAAAAGATCAAGCTGATGAAAAACAAAATGGTATTTATACTATTACCAGTACTGGTGCAACTGGTGGGATGTATAGGTCGGCAGACTTTGATGGAACACCTTCTGCTGAAGTTTCAATCGGGGCAGCATGTTTCGTTGAAAATGGTACACTCTATAGGTCAACAGGTTGGACTGTTGAAAAACCAATAGGGTATAGTGGTATTGATGGTGTACTAGCACTTAATAGTGATGATATCCTATGGACTCAGTTTGCTGGTGTTGGTTCCTATACAGGTGGCACAGCAATTGATATCAGTGGAACTGTTATTAATGCCAAGTATGACAACACTACAATTGGAGTAAATGTCAGCAACCAACTTGAAGTTAAGACTGGAGTATTCTCACTTGTTGGTCATGGTCACGTTCCTGGTGATATTACTGGGTTTGATGAGGCAGCAGAAGATGCTGTAGGTGGAATTCTTACTGATACTACTTCAGTAAATCTTGATTACAATGATGGGCTTGACCAAATAACAGCAACTGTTATTGTAAGTTCAACAGGCGGTCTTGAAATTACTGCTGGTGGTGTTGGTGTCAAAGCTGATGGTATCAAAGATACCATGATTGACTGGGGTACTTCTACAGGTCAAGTTTCAGCAGCGGACATGCCTATAGCAGACATAGGTGACTATTATGCAGTAGATACTGTTGAAGCCGCATTGCAAGAGTTAGGAGTTGGGTTAGCAGGGGCTTATACCTTTAAAACAGTAGCTACTCCTTTTGGGACAAATCCAGAAGCAGATAGCACAACTGATACTCTTACTCTTCAATCTTCAAGTGGTGCTATAGTAATTACTGGTATCGCAGCAACTGACACGATAGACTTTACTATCGCAGTAGATGGCATTAAAGATACCATGATTGACTTTGGTACAAGTACCGGTCAAGTAAGTGGTGTTGATATTCCAATTGCTGACGTAGACAACTACTACAGTACAGACAATGTAGAAGCAGCTCTCAAGCAAATCGGAGACGGTCTTGTTGGTCCTTATACATTCAAGACAATCAGTACTCCTTCAGGTACAAGTCCTGTAGCTGATAGTGTAGCTGATACTCTTACATTGTTAAGTGCCGGTCCAATTACCATTACTGGTAGTTCTGGTGCAGATAGTGTAACATTTGGTATCGGTAATTCTGGAATTAAAGACAGCATGATCGATTGGGGTACTTCTACTGGGCAGGTTTCAGCAGCAGATATTCCAGTAGCTGATGTTAATAATTACTACACTTCAACTGGATTGGAAGGAATACTTCAAGAAATTGGAGCATTGCTACCAACTATGGGCTTTACTGAAGTATGGGGAGAGTCTCCTGCTGTAGTAAATAACACCTACACAGCAACTTTGGCACATACTCCACAAAGTGTTACTGAAGTCAAAGTCTATTTAAATGGACTCAGACAGCGATATGGTGCTGGAGCGGACTACACCATTGCTGGTACAACAATCACATTTGTAAGTAAGCTTCGCACAAATGATGAGTTACTAGTTGACTACCGCTGGTAAGATGATTTAACAATGAAGGGCAAGGCTAATTACCTTGCCCTTCATTTACTTTTAAATGAAATGAAAAAAGATAAATTTCTGTATTTACTAACTAATCAAGATACATTCAAAGTTGGTTACTCTATTGATCCAACAAGGAGATTGAAAGAATACAAAACACATAATCCACATGCAAAGATAGAAGGAATTTTTAGAGTTGAATCAAAAAGTATGGAATGGATAGTTCAAACAGAATTAAAGAAAAGAGGATACAAAACTTGCCAACAACCAGAATGGTTTTACGGCAATTTGCACTATAAGGAATTAGAAAGTATTTTAGATGTTTTGGAAACTAAAAGAAAATTCTGCAAAATTAATTACTAAAGGAGAACGATATGAATACAGATGAATCTAAAACAAACTTCTTCGTAAAAAATCTTGGTATTATAATAACTCTTATCACAATGATTGCAGGTTTCATAAGTGGATATGCTGTACTTCAATATCGAGTTGGTCAAATAGAAAAGAGAATAGATTTGTTTCAAGGTAGCAAAGTAGATGTTAATGCTGTTGTTCGAGAAGTAATGTTACCTGAATTAAATTCTTTAAGAGAATTAATGAAAACCAACAATGATAATATTCGAGATTCTATCAATGCTCTAAGAGAAGATATTAGGATATTAAAAGTTTCTAACAGAAATTTATCTGTTATGTCTAAAAATCTTGAAACTGTTCAGAAGAAAAGTATCAAAAAATGAAAGATCCACTCGGAGAAATATTAATTAGTAAAGGATTTATTACTAAAGAAGATTTAGATAAAGCTATTTTAATACAACAACAATCTGGTGGATTAGTTGGAATTATATTGATGAATGAAAATAAGATAACAGAAGATCAACTTTTCAAAGCATTACTCATTCAAAACTTTGGAGAGGATGATGATAACGGATAAACAAGTATTATTAATTTTGTTAGCTGTTATTATATTACTTATTATTTTACTTGCTTCTGTTAATAAATCATTATGCATATGAAAAAGAATATAAAGAATAAAAATCTAATAGAGAAACTTCTCAATATGAAAATTGGAAGTATTCTTAGGCTTAAAACTAATGAATCTGATGAAGGTTCTTTTTTACGAGTACCTTCTGGTTGGATATATCGATATTCCTCTAGAAATATGATAA